CAGTACCAGATTCTATATTATTTCCACTAAATATTCTATCTTCCATATCTATTGTGATTGATACTTCTTGAACTACAGGAGTAGAAGCTAAATCACTAGAAGTTAAAACAACTCTAAATTTAAAATATCTAGCTGTATAATTTCCTATAACAAAATTTTGAAAATCAGTATAAGTAGAGTTGTCATCACTTGTGGCAATTTCTAAATGTGCATTAGAGTTGGCTGGTGTATCTCCATCAAAGCTAGAATTTTGTGAATCAAATAGTCCTGATCTATTATCAAATAAATCATCTGGGTCATCAGAAGTTTGTTTTAAAGTAGCTGTAATTCTAGTTGTATGTTTAGCACCTATATCAACTACATCAGCAAATAAGTAATTACCACTTGCATTAAAGTCTGCATTACTAACACCTGAATCAAAAAATCTAGTTGTTTCTGCATCAAAGTTTCCACTAGCTGAATCAAATAATTCTGAAGAATCTAATCTTAAACTGCCATCTACTATTGTAGTATCTGTCAATGTTCCATTAAAATTAGGGTGTTCTGATACAGAAGTTATTGTATTAAAATTTTGTATTCCAATAACATTAGAAACTATTGCAGTTGCATTAGAACTTGCATTACCTAATTTATCAAATGCTTTTATAAGATAGGTTCCAGCCCTAGCTGGAACTGTAACTGATGTTGCTGGTCTTGATACTTTTTCTACTAAAGATACAGAGTTTGCCCAATCTCCTGTGCCATCTGTTTCTGTTGAATATCTAATTTGATAAAAAGCTAAATCTAAATCAGGTATTTGTGTCCAAGCTAAATGTGCTTCTTGTCCTAAAATATTACAAGAAAAATCTGTTACATCTGCTGGTGGTTCAATAGCACCTACAATAGTTCTAGTTGCTGTTACATAAGCTGATGATACACCAAGAGATGATACAGCTTTAACTCTTACATTATAAATCTTTTGGTCAATTACATTTAAGACTCTGTGATTTAATCCTGAACCTTGTGCATAAATTATAAAATCTGAATCTGTACTTAATTTGTATTCTACTTGGTAATAATCAACAAAACTATCAGCAGAAGCACCAACAGTTACATTTAAAGCTACAATTACAGTTCCATCATTATATTCAATTAACTCATCATCTAAAGTTACACTTGATGGTGCTTGAACAATAAAAGGATTAGGAAGATTAGTAGATGGTGTAGATGCTACTTGTGCTTTACTTGCCCAAGTATAGTGACTAGCTTGATATTCAACAAGAGATAATCCTATTGTGTAATCTTCGTTAAAGGTCAAACCCATAACTCTAAATGCTTTTGCAGAAAAACCTAAAGAACTATGTGTAATATTTACTATATCTCCAATGGCTAAATCATAAGCATCAAAGCTAACATTAATACCAAGTGTTAATGCTTCTCTTGATCTTCTTAAAATAACTTCTGCCATCTCCTCTGCTTGATATGGACTTGTAAGTGTCTTAAATGTAAATCTACCCTCTAACAAAAATCCACCATCAACAGTTTTCATAGTTGCGTGTCTATCTGCACTTGATAATCCACTATCGTCAATAGGTGGAAACTGAACTTCATTAACTTGAAAATTTCTTGCTGGGTCAACAAAGCCAACTATAACTCTATTGTATCTTTCATTTTTTGTTGGGATAGATAAATTATATCCACCTATAATATCATCTTCTGTTAATGTGATTGATGCACTTCCTGTTGTTTCAATAATTAAACTATACTTACCTTGTGTGTATGGAAGATAACCTCTGCAACCTTTTAACATTTCTCTAACATTATCTATAATTTTTTGTGATGTGTCTAATGCAGTATTTGTATCAAAAATATTTATATCACTTGCACCTGAATATGGTGTTACTTGTGTTTCACAAACAACTGAAGCATCATAAAAACTTTGTAAATTTATTTCTGAAATTGCTACACCTTTTCCATATCTTTCATTTGTTAAATAATCTAATAAACACCAAGCTGGATTTGTTTTATAAGCCGCAGTTTGTGCATCTAAATCAGAATTATAAAATACAACTTTTTTACCTTGTATCTTTGCTTGGACTTTAGGTATTCCAGTAAATGCGTCTTGATTCCATTTAAATCTTAATGCTAAATAACATAAACCAGATAATTTATGGTTACTTCCCCAAGATGATAATGTTGATAATAAAGATGATGCTGATTGACCATCTGTTCCATAATGAGGTTCTACTCTAATTAAACTTTCACTATCTTTAAAAAAATTACTATCTCCACTTCCTACTTCTACTTCTGTTCCATCTGAAAAACTAGATGCAAATGTAACAACTTTATCATCTACTCTAATTTCTTCTATATCATTTATTTCTCCCTCCGACATAACGATTGCCATATATAAATAAGTATTATCTGTTCCTGAAGTTTCCATAAAGACTCTAGTTCCACCAACAAGTCTTTCTCCAAATATAATAGGAATGTTTGAGTCATTAGATTGTTTATTAACTAATAAACCTCTTTCAAAATCATCAAATTCATTTGTACCAAAATCTTCTATTTCAGGAACTTTTGGTCTTAATATCCAAGCAAGAAATAAACTAACACCTAATGCGACTAATGGATTTACTCCAAGAAATCTTAAAATAGGCGATACTGCTCTTCTAACAACACTCCTAATACCCATTATTTTCTACCCCATTTAATATCTTGTACTGTTTGTGATGAAAAATTCATACCCACGTCTGCACTAAAAAATCTTTGTTGAGAATTGTTGTTTGTTTTTCGACCATTTTTTTTTTCAAAGTCGGCCCAATGAGATACAACTGATAAACCAACTATACTTTCTTTTTCTCCCTCTTGTATTTCAAAACTTTCAATTTTTCCTTTATAAAGTAAAAAAGGGTCAGCAATTAAAGCATTAGAATCATTTAAAAAACCTCTAAAAATATCAACATTGTCATTAACTATATTTTCATTTAATACTATTGAAATAAATGTTTGATCTGCACCAGATAGATTAATACTTACACTTGATTTTGTAACGTCTGTTTCTTCTGTATGATTAGATATTCCTAATATAAAATCACTAGAAGAATATGTAACTGATGAACCTGATATTGATGATGTTAATGGAAATGAGCAATCTGTAATATTAACAGGAGTACCGAAGCCAATAGTGATAAGATGTACTGGTTTAATATCATTTGTTGCTAGTTCGTTCTTTATCGCTGTTGTCAGGCTTCTCGTCATGTTCCTCAAATGTTCGTCTGTTAATTTTTATTGCATCATTGACCATATAACTAGCATTTTTAGATGGTTCGCTATACTTACCCTGATTAAAGGATTGAGAATTAAAATCATCAGCATCTATTATTTCTTCTGCTAAAAAATCAACACTTATCCAATACTTAACTTTATATTTCATCTACAATGCTTCTTCAACATCAAATTGAAACTCATAATATAAATTACCATCTTTATCTGCACCAGATACTCCAAACTCTTGAATGTCTGTTGTTAATGAAACTGTAAAAGGAACATTGTCATAAGTAACTACTGAATCGTTTGCTAGTGCTACAAGTAAAGGTGGTTCTATTGTAACTGTGGCCGCATTACTAGAACTTGTTACATCTGCAACAACCATATAAACTTTATTATGTGAAGCAAACTTTAAAAAATCTCCAGCTTTAAATCTACCAGCACCATCTCCAGCAAAAGCATCACAAGCGATTGTTGTATCTCCAACTGCATGAACACCATTAACTAAAACTGTACCTGACTCGTTACCTCTAGCATCTTCTATTTCTGGTGGTATGATTGTAAAAGTTTCTTTTTGACTTCTTTGTTTCATTATAAAAGCCATTAAATCTCCATATACATCTGATCTTTTTGCAGTAATAATCTGAACTGTAAAAGCAAATCTTTGGTTATCTATTTGTCTTACTAATCTTTTACCTGATACTGATTTAGATATAATTGTATTTTGAATTGACTTTATTCCTAAAGTTCCAAATTTAGCAGTTGATATAGGGAAAGAACCTGACATTATATTAAATTTCTACTCCCTCTTTCATTAACAGCATTATTAATTAATTGTGTAATAGTTCCTCTTGATCTAACTAATAAATCTTCAAAGCCAGAAGCATCTACTGTGTTTATATTGAAATTAACTGTTGTACTTCCACCACCAGTTCCTCTAGCATTTTGATTAATT